TGTTGTAAATTCCATATACACAAGAACAATTGATTTCTCATATACATCTGGACCTGCAAACACTAATGGTGGGATAACAAATCAGACTATTCTAAACATTCTTAGATCATTGTTTACGAATACTAATACTACAATTAATCATGATCAACAAATAAGAATCATACTCACGGGTATAAATAATATAGAAAATTGGGTTGACGGTGGATCTTATAGAGATATACTATCAGACGAATTGGGATCTAATTATTCTCAATTATCCTTCATCATCTAGTGGGAGTTTTTCATGTCCAAGGAAGATATTGAACGTAGGCTTAATGAAGCAAAATCAAAAGAAGAAAAGAAGAAACAAGATCAAAAAAAAGTAGAGTTCGCCAAAGCCAAGGATGCGGCTGCGGCTGCGGAAAAAAAGACACTAAAAGATAAGATCGGAATGGTTGGTTCTTTTGCTGCTGCTATGGCATCAAGAGGACTTGCAAACAATAAGATCGACACCAAGACAAAGAAACTTCGTGTCATCAGTTGTTTCGGGAACCAAGAGTATGGCGGTGAACTACCACCATGCGAATACCTTAGAACAAGTAAGGTAAATGGGAACAAGAGTTATTGTGGTGGTTGTGGTTGTGGAGATCGTAAACAAACATGGTTGATTGCAGAGGGTGATGAATATAGTAAGTTAGATTATCCAAAGGTAAGTTGTCCTTTGAACATGCCAGGATTTACTAACTACGAGAAGTCATCCCCAGATGAAGGAAAATCTCCAATCACCAGACGTTACTACATCGAACAAATGGACATGAAAGATGTAGAAAAGGTTCAAGTAACCATCAACGGCGCACCAAAACAAGACTGAAGTTCATAATCTCTTTCATGCCTCTCCTGTGTTCTTATACATAAATAGGAACACAGGAGATTTTTATGGCCGCTATCAATTCAAGAGAAGACCTTATTGATTATGCCATGAGAAAACTAGGTGCGCCTGTTGTTGAAATCAACGTAGATTACCAACAAGCAGAAGATAGACTCGACGAAGCACTTCAGTTTTTTACTGAGCGACATTTCGATGGTGTTGAAAGATGCTACTTCAAGCATCAGGTAACATCAACGGATATCACAAAAGGTTATATTAGCACGAACGATCTTCCTCCCGTGGATGGTGCTACAGGCACAGGTCCAAGGGGATCTGATATCGTAAGTGTTGTTCGTGTGTTTAGATTTGATGCTGCGACTGTAAACATGTTCAATGTTCGATATCAGTGGGCATTGAATGATGTTTTTGGTGTCAATACAATGAATGCAATTGGTGGTGGTGGAGATAATGCCCTTGCGAGTTACGATGTCTTTCGAAGATATAACACTCTGATTCAGGACTTCTTTAGTCCAGAAAAGATGATTCGTTTTAGTAAAGTAACGAACAGACTTCATCTTGATATGAAATGGGATGAAGATATTAATTCTGGTGAGTATTTGGTAGTAGAGGCATATGCTGCTCTGAATCCAGAAACCTTCACAGAAATCTATAACGATCGTCTTCTCAAGAAATACTTTACCGCGTTGTTGAAGAAACAATGGGGAACAAACATGCTTAAGTATGATGGCATTCAGTTGCCAGGTGGTGTCAGTCTTAAGGGAAGTGAAATCTATAGAGATGCGGTGGAAGAAGTAGAGAAACTCGAAGAAGAAGTTAGACTGACATACGAACTACCCATAGACTTCATGACGGGGTAATAAATGGCAACAAATCCATACTTCAACTTTAGAAGCACCGCTTCTGAGCAGAATCTCATCGAAGACCTTACCATTGAAGCAATCAAAACAATGGGTATGGATGTTATTTACTTACCAAGAGATTTCGTCAAGAAGGACAATCTCTTTGGTGAAGATATTCTCAGTAAGTTTACATCGACATATGAAATCGAAATGTATCTTCAGAGTGTAGATGGTTTCGATGGTGAGGGAGATATTCTTGCCAAGTATGGATTAGAGATCAAGGATAAAGTATCCTTGGTTGTTTCCCAAAGAAGATTCAGAGAATCTGTTGGGGATCTAGCAAACATCACTCGTCCAAGAGAGGGTGATTTAATCTACTTCCCAATGGGCAACTACCTCTTTGAGATTAATTTTGTTGAACATGAAAATCCATTTTATCAATTAGGAAAGAATCAAACATATCTTCTTCAGTGTGAACTCTTCACATATTCACTGGAGAACATTCAGACAGGACTCTCTGGTCCAAATGCCGTTCAGGATAAAGTCAAAGAATATGCTCAGGTCTTCACTCTTGGTTCTGTCGTTGGGTCAACTTCTGACTTCTACCGAGGTGAAACATTGTATCAGGTTGCTGGTGTTTCTGGATCGAGTTCTGTGTATGCAGACGCAACTGCAACCGCGACTGTTATCGACTGGTCGCGTGATAGTCTCGAACTCACTATATCCAGCGATACTGGTACATTCCTTACAGGAGCGAATCAGACAGTCAAGGGAAGAAATTCAGCAGCAGAGTATACACTCACAACTATTGCTTCGACAAACCTTGTTGTTCCAGAGAATATTGTCACAGATAAACCAGATGGAGACAACAGCCTGTTTGGTTTAGATAGTCAGGGCGTGATTGACTTCACCGAAGTTGATCCATTCAGCGAGGGACTCTACTAATGTTTAGCACATATTACAATGCAGCAATTCGCAAGTTAGTCATTGGCTTTGGTAGTCTCTTCGATAACATTGTGATTGAAAGAAGAAATAACAACAGCGAACAGATCGAGAGAATTCGTGTTCCTCTTTCATATGGACCATCAGAAAAGTTTTTGATGCGTCTGGATAATCCAAGTTCAATCAACACAGATGAAACGAAGGTACAAATCACACTTCCTCGACTTGCTTTCGAGATCACAGCAATCTCATATGATCCAAGTCGAATGAAGAACAGAATCAATAAGAGATACCTTACACCCGATGCTAGCACAGGAAAATCAAAATTCTCATACGCAGAGGCACCATATAATGTGACGTTTGCTCTTTATGCTATGGTAAGAAACATGGATGATGGATTCCAGATTGCCGAACAGATCCTACCATATTTCAATCCAGAATTCACAATAGCATTGAACTTTACAGACATCTTTCAGAAGATTGATGTTCCTATTGTTTTAAATGATGTAACTCTTGCTGAAGATTACGATGGTGACTTTGATACAAGAAGAAACATTCTTCTAACATTCGACTTTACTGCCAAGACTTATGTTTACGGTCCAGAAAAGACAGCAACCGTCATCAGCGATTCCAAAATTCGTACTTGGGATTATACACTTGGAGCGTCTGGGGCCTTGCAGTTCTACGAGTCTGGTGTTAGTGGTGGTGTTGCTGGAATCACAGCGGGACAAACCTACGACGTTTATCAACACACATATGAACTTGGAGTCTCTGGAGTTACTGGAGCCATAGATACTTATGGTAACTACATAGGTCCAACATTTGAAGTATGATTGAATGGATAGATCATGGATGTGAATACAAATCTAGCGAAGGCATTAGGTGTGGACTTCGAGGAAAAAGAAGAAAAAGCGATTGCTCGCACTGAACCAAAATCCATAACTGTAAGTCACAAGGAGATTAAAGATCCCGATTTACAGAAGGATTATCTAACAGTACGAAAAAATCTTATGGATCTCATTGACAACGGAAAGGATGCCATTCAGGGCATTCTTAATGTTGCTGAGGAGGGAGAACATCCAAGAGCATATGAAGTAGTTTCTCAACTCATTAAAACCGTTGCTGATGTAAACAAGGATCTAATTGATATTCATAAGAAAGTTAAAGATACTGAAATAACAAAGATAGAATCAAACGAAACAACAAATAACTCAATATTTATTGGTTCCACTTCTGAACTTCAGAACTTGATCAACGCAAGTAGAAGCACAAAGAAGATTATTAATGAATTGGCAGATGATATAGATGACGGATAAGAAAACAGGATATCTTGGTAATCCAAACCTCAAAGAGGCTGGAGTAGAACAAAACTTCACACCAGCCCAAGTTAAAGAATATATTAAATGCTCACAGGATCCGATTTACTTTGTAAAGAAGTATGTCAAGGTTGTGTCGTTGGATGATGGTCTTATTCCATTTGAACTCTACAATTATCAAGAAGAAATTATTGATAAGGTTCACAATAACCGATTTGTGATTGCGAAACTTCCCAGACAGAGTGGTAAGTCTACTACAATCGTTTCTTACATTCTTCATTACATTCTTTTCAACCAGTCCATGACTGTGGGTATTCTTGCTAACAAGCAAGCAACTGCAAGAGAAATTCTTTCTCGTCTTAAGTTGGCATATGAGTATCTTCCACTGTGGTTGCAGCAAGGTATTATGGAATGGAATAAAGGATCCATTATTCTCGAAAATGGATCAAAGGTTCTTGCGTCTGCGACATCATCATCCGCGATTCGTGGTGGTTCGTTCAACATGATCTTTTTGGACGAATTTGCTCACGTTCCAAACAACATCGCAGAAGAGTTCTTTAGTTCGGTATACCCTACAGTTACCTCTGGACAAAACACCAAAGTTCTTATGGTTTCTACGCCGAATGGTTTGAACATGTTCTATTATTACTGGAAAAACGCCATCAAACAGATGGGAGAGCCAGGTAAAAATGAATATGTTCCCATTGAAGTTCACTGGTCACAAGTACCATTATATCCAGGCGGACCTTTGCGTGATGAGAAGTGGAAACTGGATACCATCAATAACACAAGTGAGCAACAGTTTCAGTCAGAATTTGAATGTGACTTCATTGGTTCGACAAATACTCTGATATCATCACACAAGATCCATACACTGGCTTGGGTAAAACCAAAGATTCAAAATACAGATGGACTTGCTATTTATGAAGACCCACAGAAAGATCACATGTATGTGATTACAGTAGATACATCAAGAGGACAGGGAAAAGACTATAGTGCCTTTACAGTGATTGATATCACAACACCTCCATATAAAGTTGTTGCGAAATACAGAAATAACCTAATTTCACCAATGGTTTATCCAACAGTAATCAAAAGATTGGCAGAACAGTACAACAAGGCATATTGTTTGATAGAAATCAATGACATTGGTGGACAGGTTGCTGACGTTCTTTATACTGACCTAGAATACGAACATGTATTAATGACATCACATCAAGGTAGAAAAGGACAAACAATCAGTGGTGGATTCGGCAAAGGTGGTGTACAGTTTGGTGTAAGAACATCAATGGTTGTGAAAAAATTAGGTTGTTCTGTTCTTAAAAGTTTGATTGAAGAAAACAAACTGATAGTAGAGGATCAGGATATCGTAAATGAGTTAACTACGTTTGTTGCCAAAAGAAATTCATACGAAGCAGACGATGGACACAATGATGACCTCGTTATGTGTCTTGTTCTTTTTGGATGGCTAACTCGTCAAGATTATTTCAAGAACCTCACAAACGTGGATGTTAGAACAGATATATATGAAGAAGAGATAGAGAAATTAGAAGAAGATATGTCTCCTTTTGGTTTTTTACAGGATGGGTCCGACGAGGAGAATACTTTTTGGGATGGTAATGATAGGTGGTTTCCCAGTGAAGATAATGCTGCTGGGAACTTCTTCTAAACACTCAAAAAGTATAAATACTCACGGATTACGCAGCGTATCTAAGGAGATATAAAATGGCATTTACCCTAAGTCCCAGTGTAGCAGTAACAGAGAGAGACTTTTCTGGTATTGTTTCACTCGTCGCTACAACACCAGCCGCGTTTGTCGGTCGTTTTGATCATGGACCAGTAAACGAGAGAGTCCTTATCAGTAGCGTTAAGCAACTACAAGAAATCTTTGGCGAACCAAGCGTTCAGCGATATGGTACTGACTGGTGGACCTGTTACAACTTCCTACAGTATGGAAACAATCTCACAGTCGTAAGAGCCGCTGGTACTGGATCTACTGGTGCCACTGCTGGTTTTAGTGCCGATTATGGTGCTGACGAGCGTTTTGTTTTCAGAGCAAAGGAAGAGGGAGCATTTGTCAACGGCGCACTTGAGGTTCAGATTGTAACTGCTGGTATGACCTATGCCGCTGGAACTGCCACAGATGCGTTTAGTTTCAATCCTAACACTTCATCCTATGCAGCCCGATTTGGTGCGAGCAACGATGAACTATCAATCGCTGTTATCGACCGAAAGGGTGTATATGGACCAAGTGGTGCCGTTCTAGAACTCTATGAGGGTATGTCTCAGATTGTAAATGCTGTTGATAATGTCGGTGACTCACTCTACTATAAGTACGTTCTTGCAAACTCAAACTATATCAAGATTGACGATAGTATCACTGGTTTCCAGAGCATCATGGGTTCATCTGGTGGTCAGGATCCAACTCTGTATGGTGCGATGGGTTACACAACAGGTGTAGATATCACAATCTCATCTGCCGATCTAGATGGATCAGGAAATCTTCCCGCTGCCATTAGTGACTTCGGGAAGAAGCCATTCTTCATCTTTGGCGCGCCCGCTGGTAACTCTGGTGGAAACGCACCATTCAGCGTAACACTTCAGGGTGGTGCGTATGGCAATGCCGTCACTTCAGCAAACAAGCGAGTTGCTTGGACAGACTACTTCTCAGATACAGATGAAGTCGATGTTAGTATTCTTATCGCTGGTGATGCAGACAACGCTCTTAACCAGCACGTTATTGACCTAGCAATCACTCGTAAGGATTGTATCGCTGTCATCTCACAACCAGTCGGAAGCGGTTTCGCTGACACTTCATCACTTATCAACCAATCAACTCTTTCAGATGTGACATACTCAACACTCCAGACCTATAAGACAACACTCAGTAGAGACACATCATACGCAGTCATGGATGGTAACTGGAAGTACCAGAACGACTCATATAACGGTGTTACTCGTTGGGTTCCTCTTAACGGAGATATTGCTGGTCTTCTTGCTAGAACTGAAACCGATTACGGTGCCTGGTTCTCACCAGCGGGTTATACTAGAGGTGGAATTCTCAATGTGGTTAAACTAGCATTTAACCCAACAAAGGCACAGAGAGATGGTCTTTATAGCCTCGGAATCAACAATGTCTTTGCTTTCCCAGGCCAAGGAACACTACTCTTCGGTGATAAGACTCTACAGTCTAAGCCAAGTGCCTTCGATAAGATTCAAGTAAGAAGACTTTTCAATGTTCTTGAGAAGTCACTCGCAACATCAGCAAACTTCGTTCTCTTTGAGCAGAACGACGCATTCACTCGACAGTCATTCGTCAGCCAAGTTGAACCAGTTCTTCGAGATGTTCAGAACAGAAGAGGTATTGAAAACTACCGAATCGTCTGTGATGAAACAAACAACACACAGGCCGTGATCGACAGAGGTGAATTCGTCGCTGACATTTATATTCAGCCAACAAAGAGTGTTCAGTTTGTCAAACTTAACTTCGTAGCAAACAACTCAGGATCATTCTTCACAGAAGGTTGATATATAAAGTAAAGGAGAACACTAATGGGATCATTAGGACAGTTTAAAAGTGCGTTTGGTGAGGGAATTCGACCAAACCTATTTGAAGTCACAACAGGTGGTGTTGCACTAGGAAACCCCGATCAAAGATTTCTTATCAAGGCTGCCTCTCTACCTTCTGTTTCACTCGGAACAATCAGCGTTCCTTATCGTGGAAGAGAGATCAAAAGAGTAGGTGATAGAACATTCACAGATTGGTCAATCACGGTAATCGCTGATGAAGACAAGGCAATTCATGAAGCATTCATCAACTGGAGTGCTGCGTTTATGAGTCTTTCAGATACTGATCGTGGTCTTGCATATGGTGACTGGAAGGTTCAACCAATCAAACCAGATGGTACAGCAGCAGGTACACTTGTTACTCTTATTGATTGTTGGCCGATTGAAGTTGGCAGCATTGATCTAAGTTACGATACAACCGACTCAATCGCTGAGTTTACTGTAAGCATCGGTTTCGATCACTGGAAACTAGGCGAAGGT